TTGGCCGTAGGCCATCAAGTGTACCCGCCCGCCGGAGCATAGCCGGAGCCATTCGGTTTCACGCAACTGATCGGCGACCTGTTTCCGACCGTATCGCGTCTCGGCCGGCGGTAGATGGTTATGCACCCCATCGACCTCCGGCACAAACCCCAGGAAGATCGCGAACCGCGCAGCCGCCTCATCGCCCTCAAGGATCGTGCAAAATAACTTCCGCTTCGTCAGTAGCATATCGGCAATCTGACTGCGGGCCTCCTTGATGATAGTCAGAGGGTATTTCTTGAGAATAGCGTTTGAGAACGCCAGCCACACAAGTCCAAAAGCAGAGGCCAGTGGCCCGGTTACGCCCCAAAGAGCCACGAGCTTGCCGTCGACAAGGCACGCGCGGCGAAAGGAACTCTCGTCAAACGCGCCGCGCAACTCATGATGGGTTCTAAGCCCGATCGTCGCGAGAACTTTCTGATGCTCGTGGCGCAGCATCCGGCTCATGGCGCCGCAGTGCCAAGGCTGTGCTTCGATAATATCGTAGTCGACCATCACTGCTGTTCCTGCCCGCCACGGCCCCGCGGCGGCGCCTTCTGCGACGGCGTGTCTCCGCCAAGTATTTCCTCGACGTAATCGAGCACTTGCAGCGGCAATGGATTGAGCTGTTGCACGGCGATTTGACCTTTTGTGTCATAGCCTCCTGGGACGGGGATCCGGATATCGCCGGTAAAGAGCGGCGTAAATGGTGCATTGTACGGAGCGACGGCATGGGTCGGGGCGTCGACCATGTTCTGCCAGAGCGTGAACAGTTCTTGCGGGCTTTGCACCGATCCGTCGGGCTGGTTGGCGCCGATCTGGAAAGCCGCCGACTGCTCGACGCGAACCGTTACCTCGCCGATCTTCTTGCGTTGTCCCTGCACGGTTGGCTCGCCGGCGTCCAAGTATGTGCTTTGCAACTGTGCCTGGAATGCAAGTCCGACAATGATAGCGGATGCCGGCTGATCCAATGTCACAATGCCGTTCGCCGGGACAGTCATGGGCGGGATGATTTGCCCATCGGCCAGGCCCGTGATCTCGAAGCCAGCGAGCTGAGGAAGATAGAACTGCGAGATTGGAACGGTCATTGTCCAGGCGCCGCTCGCTATGACCAGCGGCTTGACAGGATTGAGCGCATCGTCGGGCTGGATCTGCACGATCGGCGAAAGAAGATTTGCGACCACGTTCTCGGTGTCGATGAAAACCGTAATGATGCCGACGCCATAGCCGGCTCTAATCACACTCCCCACATCGGTTGCGCTGAAAACAGCGGCCGATGCTGTGAACAGGGTGGAATTGTCGATCGTAATCGTGGCGCTCGCCCCGCTGCCCGTATTCTCCGGATCATTGAATACAAGAGCCGGCGCAATGTAGCCGGTGCCGGTCGGTACGAAACTTACGTCCGTAATAACCCCGCCCGAAATTGTCAGGACCGCAACCGCGTTGACGCCTGGTCCTAGCCCATTGTCGTCAACAACCGTCGCCGTGGTCCCGGCGGAATATCCGGTGCCGCCCACGAGATCGGTGATGCCGGTGAGAGAGCCGGTGCCGGTCGCCGAACTCGCGGTCAGGTCCGCGTCGGGCGTAGGTTGTGCGAGAGTAAAGCCACAATCGACACACCAGCAATTCTCGACGGTAGGCCAGATCCGATTGTCCAGGCGCTCAATCGTGAAAACAGTATCAAATACTGTCGGAGGCGGAGGCGGGGGTGGCGCTGCCGTGTATGTGTAGAGGCCGGTTCCGGTCCCGGTGCCGGCCGTTGTCGTCACCACGACGTCGGCCGCTCCCGCGGCGTGCGCGCCGGTGAACGCCGTGATTGTCATTGAATTGACGACGGCCACGCTGGTTGCGGCAACACCCCCGATCGTCACGGAGCTCAGGGTTATGCCTTCACCAGAAAAGTTCGTGCCGCTTATCGTGACCGACGTGCCGCCGTCCGTTGTTCCCGATACTGGGCTGATTGCGGTGACGGTCGGAGTGGGCGGCGGCGGAGGGGCCGTATAGGTATAGCCATTGTTATGTACGAAGTCTCCGACGCTTGTGTGAACAAGCACATTGACGGCGCCGGCTGCATGGGCGGGCGTTACGCAATGAATAAGCGAGCTATTGCCGGTGACGTTAGTTGCCCGCACGCCGCCGAATTCAACGTATTGAATGCCGTTGAACGATGCCCCCGTAGGGGTAAGCGTTACGTTTGTCCCGCCGGCGGTGGAGCCGGAACTAGGACTGACATTGAGGCCGCCCAAAGGCATTTGATCTAACCGTTTCTCTCGACGGCGAAGTAAACCGCATCGGCCTTGTCTGTTAATAGGTCGCCGAGTTCCGGTGTGGCAATCACGGGCTCCACGACGGACGCGACGCTCAAAAACTGCCCGTTGGTATCATGCCGCGCCCATCCGGCGACCTGTTGCTGTTTCAGGAAGGTGCAAGACAGCAAGCACCCGTCGCTGCGCACCGACCAAAGAAGTTTGAACGGCGTTTCCGCCCAGGTGTGCTCGCGTATGGTGAAGTTATCAAACAGGTGCGAGGAGAACATCGTGAGATCGATCGGCTCCGACAGGGCGTAGAGCTGATAGGGCAGATCGTAATAGTACGAGCCCTTCGACGTCACATAGAGCACGTCGTAATTGATCTTGATCGGCGGCAGTAGCGGCGAGCATCCGGTGAATGCAAGCGGCTGTGCGACTTGGCTGCTCGGGCTGATTGGCTGCACATTAGTTGCAAAGCTTCCGGCACCGACCAGGAGCCACGCCGACAAGCCCGTGAACGCTCCAAGGCCCGCCGGCAAGACCACAAAGAATTGGATGCCGTTGACTTGCAAGCTCCATGGCGAGCCTGTGATCGCGTCGGAAGCGATAGTCGGGATCCGGCTATCGAAGTTTTTGAATGCTCCCGGCTGGCTCATGAAATAAGTGTCGGGGTTGTTCAGCGTATTGCCGAACACGCGGCGTTGCTGGAAATAGCTCGGGACGCCGGCATAGGTGCCCGTCTCAGGACCGATCGTCAGATGGCCGGTCGCTCCGCTGCCGTTTCCGGAAATGGAAATAGTATCGGTGCTGGCGTATCCGCCGCCGGCGTCGACAACGAGAAGCGCAACGACTTGATGGTTTGTTATGACCGCTTCGATAACGCCGCCTGATCCGGTTGACGTATTGATCGTGACATTGGCGAACGTGTAACCAGACCCGGCATTGTCAATCGCGGCGGCAATAACCTGTCCGCGTGCGAATGGATTTTTGTGTAGGGGCGGGACTTGCTGAAAGTCTGGAACGATATTGCTGTCCAAAAACTGATTGCCGAAAGCGGTCCCGGCATACCCGAAGAGAACGCCGACCGGAACCTGGCCCTGATAGCTTTGCTCGGCTTTATAGATATTGTAGCTGGTCGCGCCAGAAACGGTTGCCCAAGTGACCGTGATTGTGCCTGCGGTAGCGGCAACATCGACTGCGCCGGAGAGATTGGCGATCGGCGATGCAATGCTTTCCGTGCCGTCTGCCGCAACGGCGGTGACGCAATAGGCGTAATTGGTGCTGCCGGAGTGGCTGGCGGACGCGGATGCGGTAGCCGGCGCCGCAATGCTGGCAACAGGAACAACCGGCGTAAACGTCCAGTCTGTATCTGATAAACGCTCTAAATCCTGCTGCGGATATTCGGTGCCGGTTTCCTGGTTCACGCAGCACAACGTCATGACGTCGGCCGATTGAACGTATTTCAGCCATTCCAAATCCGCCTCGGCATAGATTGTCGTCAGCGTGAAAATGCGCGCGACGTTGCCGCCGCTAGTGTAGGCCGGGAACGCCGTCGTATCGACGTTGTTGCCAAGCGGGTCTTGCAGCGAAAAGGTTGTGGGCGTGAGCACCGTGATTACGAAGGTCTGACCATTGAGTTCGGTCATGCCTCCGACACCAGAAATGAACACCCAATCCCCTGTTGCAAACCCGTTTGATCCGGTCCCCGTCCATGTCACGTTGAATTCGGCGCCAAGACCGCTGCCGCTGGTCGAGGCTTGGCTGACGGGATTTGACGGTAGTGTGGAGTAAGCGCCAGCGACGCTAAACGTCACGTCGAGCGGACCAAAAATTGCAGACTGGAAGGTTGCGCCTGTTCCCGGCCCGCTGCTCGAGGCTTGAGTGAACGTGGCGCCGGCAGGATTGACGGTGTAGTTGCCGCCGTTCGACACAAAGATCGTATTGGCGCCCATCGTGATATTGAGCTGCGCGCCAACGAGCCCGCCGCCCGTGACGGGCTCGTTTGTCAAGCTGGTCGGGTTAACCGTGTAAGAGCCGGAGACAGCGATACTATCGACAGAGGCGATAATGCCTCCCGCGCTGATTGTGACGTCGGCTTGGAATTTTGTTCCGGTCCCCGTGGTGCCGGTGACAACAGCGGCCCCAGGAGTGCCGCCGCTGCCGGCCGCGGCGAGCGAAGCTGAAACGACATTCGTTGTCGATAACGTGACGATTGCCGCAATGCTATGGGTGCCGCCGGCCAGCGTGACCGTATCGCCGGGCGCATAGCCCGTTCCGGGCGCATTAAGCGCGGTGGAGAGTAGGATTGTGTCGGTGATCGAGAGAACCGCCGGAGTGATTGGAACGCCGCCGGCCAGCGTGATCGTGTCTCCTGGCGCATAGGAAGAAACAACCGCGGTATTGACCGGAGTTGCCGCCGTTCCCGATCCGCCTCCCGCCGCCGTCACAACGCCAGGATCGGCTTGCGTGACATTGCTGATTGGAAGCGCCGCTTCGGTGACGAAAGCGCCGTTGATAACGACGCGCATATAGAGATTGCCGAATTCTAGGATTAACCCCTGATTGATATTAAACTGGAACGGGATCAGGCGCGGCGGAAAATTACGGCGCGTTTGCTTGGAGTATCCGACAAAGCGCGTTCCTGGCCGTGAGTAGGCGCCGCCTTTGTACGCCGCAAACATATTGCGCATCGTGGTCGCGGCGGTATGCGAGCGCGCGAGATCTTGGCGGCCGAAAAGGTTCGGTGCGATCTCTCCGGTGGTGAATGCGGGGATAAGAACTGGCGTCGCCATGGGACGCCCTTAATACGCTGAGCCGTCAGAAAATCCGCAACTGTCCCATCCGCCATAGCCGCCCCAAGGAACCTGACCGCCCCCGCCATCGCCCCAATTGTTGCCCCATCCGCCGGCGCCGCCTGTCCAGCGTGCGCGCATCCAGTCAACCGATAGATTGGAGCTGTACGTTCCTTCGTTGCCGTCCCTGATCCGGGCTTGCTCCAATTTTATCTTCGTGATCGCGATGTTATCGCGCCGCATCGCCATGCCCATTTTCTTATCGGCGGAGAGCGGCAAGGCAATCTCGGAGGCCAGATACGACACAAGCGCCGCGCGGAACAGCGGATCCCATTGCGAGGGATAGAGAACGAGCTGCGTGTAAATCAGCCAAGCGAATTGCACATTGGTTAGGATTACAGTCCTACCGGCCGGGCTAACGCCTTGGACGTCCGACGTCGCCGATCCCGCGGGCGGCGGATAGGTGCTGTCCGTGGCGACCACAAACTTTGCCGGCCGCATCTGCCCGGACCCGATTAACGGATTGCCGATGCCGGTGGTGATCGGTGAGCTCGGATTGGGCGGCGTGATATTGCCCGCGGGAATGCCTGGGTTCTGCCATGGCTGGTTCCAGGGGATAAAGCGGGCCTTCACACAATCGGTAGGATATTCGTATTCGTACACATAGGGTATGGGGACGATGGTTCCGACGTTCGCCGTATTGCCGGTTGCGTCGGCCAGCAACGTGAGCTGCGCGGTCTTGCGGGCAAAATCCCAATTGGCGCCGCGAAGGAGTTGCGAGAGGCATTGCTGGTAGGCGCGCAAGATCACTTGCGAGGGCCGCGATCCGTCCTCGATATCGCCAAGCAGATAATCAACGCCGGAGGCGTCGATCGCTTGCTGCGCTATGTCGGTCGGCAGGTTCATATCAGCATCGCCCCGGATGGAAGTAGCACCATTGCTGGTGATTTTTCTCGACTTCCGCGCCGATCACGCCGGCGGCGAGGAGCACGCAGCCGCCAAGAGATTGCGCGACAATCAAGAGTGCCAAAACCGTCATCACCTTTTTCATTCTTGCGCATCCAAATCGGCCCGTACCTGCGCAATTCTATCCTCGATTTGATGAACATAATTATCGGGCCACGCCGTCCCCGCAACGTCATATAGCGCCCGCGCGGCTATCAGCAGTAGCAATTCGGTTTCCTTATCCATGATCTTACCCTTGTTGACGTTCCGCGATTGCCGTTTCGACTTGTTCGTCCTGCGCTTCGATCTTTACCGCATCCAGGTTCGCCAGGACAGGTGCCAGGCGGCGCGCCAGAGACGCCACGAATGCCTCGACAAAGTCCGGCGGCATGTCGGTCGGATCCGTAACCTGGCCGACATAGGTTATGATGGCGTTTGCCACATTGGACAGGATCACCCGCTGGTTGCTGTCATTGGCGACCGTAAAGAGGAACGGCCGCGGCGCGAAATTCGGGATCAGGATGGGCGCCGGCTTGACCGCGCGGACCTCGAGGCAGTCATCGGGATAATCGTATTCGTACTGCCAGGGGAGCGGCGGATAGGTGCTGTTCCACACCGTCGGCGGAATGTATCCGCCAACCGGGGCGGATTTAATGAGGGTTGCGGCTGTGTCCCGCTGCGAGAACGGCCACATGCCTTCCCGCAAAAGCTGGTCACGGGTCTGTCCGTAGATATCGAGCGCCTTCTTAGATGCCTTGGAGCCCTCGTACATCGATCCAACGCGATCCTTGAAACCAAGGCGCGTGAGCGCGGCATTGACGATATCGGTTGGGCTTTGAAGGCTTGCGGTCAATCTTTATCTCCCGGCGATCGCGGCAAACATCGCAACCAAACCCCACGATATCACAGCAAGGGCGACAAAGGAGATTACGGCAATCATAACGTGCTGCATTTAATCCTCCCTCACTTCGCCTAATCCCTCGAATGCCCCGCCACTCTGCAAGTATTCCGCCGCCGCATCCGGCTTGCCGGCGATCGCCATGGCAAGCTCTGACGCCAGCAAGCGCACCACGGCCTCGCGGAACAGGCTGTCCCAGGTATTCTCGTTCGGGTTGTTATTGTAGGTGCAATGCGCGTTCGCCAGGTCGGACCACACTACCCGCTGTTGCTGCGCGGCAACGATCGCATTCGCCACGTTCCAGCGGATCGGAAGCGGGTTATTGACGTCGCCTAAGCTGTTCGGGTGAAGCTGCCAAACCTCGATCCCATTGGTCGGATACAGGTATTCGAAAGACCAGGGGAACGGGGCGGTATTGCCGGAAAGGGTTAGCGCGATCGTATTGCGCGCCATGTCCCAGGCGAATTGCCGGCCGACGGTGGCAATGCACGGAGCGTATATCTTGGCTAGGGCTAGACCGGCGGCGGAAGTATCAAAGGTCGGAGCCTGCCCGGTGACGGCTGGCTGGTTGTCGCCGATGAGCTGGATTGCCTGATTTGCAACATCGTTGCTGGTGATGGGCATTGGTCCCCTCGCTCAGCAATGCGTTACGATCCCATTGACCGCGGCGAAGCTGCTGGTCGGCGACCCGGAACATGACACAGGCGTCACCGTAACTCCATTGATAATGAACGTCAGGATCCCCGCTGTTGCGGTTCCGCCGGCGCCGATGCTTATCGTGGCGTTATTACTGGCGATATTCGCCGAAAAGCAAAGGTAGTGATAGCCGGCGCTGTTCGTCGTCGGGGCGTCCAAGATGCAGGCGACTTCGCCGTTCGGGCCGGTTCCCTGCGCTACGAATGGGGCCGTGCCGGTGCCGCGTGCCGTGATATTGAGCTCGCTTAGCCCAACGCCCGCGCCTCCGCCGCCGGCCGGCCCGCTATCCAATACGACGGCCTGGGAGCCGGTCTGTGCGGGGTTGGCGTAAGCTGGCGCGTGACCCTGGGTAGCCGGGCCCGCTTGCAGCAATACGCCCTGGGCAAGCCCTATGGCCGGCCAGAAGGCCAGCGCAACGGCTAGAGCGAGGGATAGACGATTTTTCATTTCACTTTCTGCGTTTTGGACGCGCCGGACTTTTGCTGCTCCGCCTTGGATTTTTTTGGCTTGGACTTGGC